GAACTCCGGCAGGGTGAAGTCGTCCTGCTTGAACGGGAAGCTCAACTTGAAGGCCTGGCAGGCCCAGGCGGTGAAGACCGACTGCTTGCCGCGGAAGGTCTGCACCAGGTCCGCGCGGAAGACCGGTCCGCTATCCATCAGGCTGTTGGCGACTGTGACGGTGGTCCCGGTGGTCAGGCCGTAGGTATAGTACAGCTTGACCATCTTGCCGGCGTCGGCGGCGGCGAAGGTGTAGCCGCCGGTCGTCGAATTGACCGTATACTGATCGCCCCCGGGCGTGGTCCCCTGGGCGACCTGGGTCATGAAGCGGCCGGCGGCGGGATCGAACACGCCGAGGTCGGTGCGGAAGGCCGAGGCGTTGGCCGCCTGCACCGAAATCGTGGTGGCGCCGCCGGATGCGGTCAGCGGCGCGGCCTCGCCCAGCGCCGTGTGGATCTGACCGGCGGCGCTGGTCCCGCTCCAGAAGATGGCGTTGAACAGGGCGGGATCGATGCGGCCGACCGTCGCCTTGAAGTCCAGCTTGCCCTTGCCGCGCGCCATCTCCTGGGCGAACGAGCTTTGGCCGTAGAGGATCTTCTGGTCGAAGCTGGCGTCGAGCGAACAGCTCTGCAGCGAGGCGAACATGATGGGGGCGCCGCCGACGGGCGTGCCCCACAGAAAACCGGCGCCAAAGGCGGACTGCATCAGGAAATCTCCTTTTCAAGGGCGGTGACGAGGGCGGGAAGCGCGGCCTGCAGCTGGTTCCAGCCGTCGGTCGAGCGGGCGATGGGGCCGCCGACCAGGCTCGACTGCACCCAGGCGGCGACGACGGCGGCGACGTTGGATGAGGTGGCGGCGGACTTGGCGGCCAGGGACTGTTCGGCGCTGGCCAGGGCCTGTTCGGCGGCGGCGAGTGCGGTTTGGGCGTCGGACATGGGGGCTCCTTTGTGAACGGGACGCCTAAGGCGCCAGGATTTTGATCGGCACGATGAGCAGGGCCTGGCCGTCGAGGTCGCCGGGGTCCTTGAACACCTCGCCCTCGATCCAGCAGTGGGCGACCAGGCCGCCGAGCGTGCAGCAGCCGTCGGCGCTGTCGGGGGCGAGCGCCGTCTCGACCGCATCCAGGATGGCGTTGTTGACGCTGGCGGGGACGGCGTCGGGGTCGGCGGTGGCGTGGTGGATCATCCAGGCGGCGCCGAGCGTGCGCTTCGGCTCCAGCCCGGCGGTCTGTACATGCACCTCGTCGTGCTCGGCCTGGCAGAGCGCCGGGAGGGCCGGCAGGTCGCAGAACAGCTTCACCCGGCGCGACGCGTAGCCGAAGGTCTGGCCGCCCCAGCTGACCGTGCGCGCCAGGACGAACAGGGCGTTGAAGACGGCTTCGCGATCCATCAGCCCCTCCCCAACGCCGTCAGCGCCGCCTGGACGGCCGCCTGTTTCAGCCTGTCCGCGTCCACGCCCGGCCGGGCCGCGCCTTGCGGCCGGGACAGGCGCTGGAGCGCGGCCGTCCGGTCGGGCTGGAGGCGGCGATCCCGCGACCGCGCCGCCAGCTTAGCGATGGCGGCGGCCTTGATGTCGGCTGGCGCGGACGCTCGGGCGACCAGGGCGACGGCCTGCTGCACGGCCGCGGGCACGGCGTTCAGCCGCGCGATCAGGTCTTGGCCGTTGGCTGCGGCCGTCAGCATGGGACCACCCGCCGGTAGGGCGCCAGCAGGGCCGCGACGGTCGGGCTCATGGCGGCGGTGGAGAAGGCGGTGGTCTCCTGGCCGCCGAGCGTGCGCGAGGTCTGGCCGATACGGTCGCGCGTCTTGAACCGCTCGCCGACCAGCTCGATCACGGCCTGCGCCACGTCGGGGGGCGTTGAGGCGTAGCCGGCGCTGTAGTTGATGGTGATGTCGGACCGCCCGCGTGGGAAGACGGCCCCGATCAGGCTCAGCCGCTGGGCGCCGCCGCCGGGCAAAGGCGGCTGCAGATGAAAGGCGCCGGCGGGCGCGCCGCCGAGGCTGATGCTGGCGAGCCCCGTGACCGGCCACTGGCGCAGCAGCAGGAAGCTGTGCCCGGCGCCGTCATAGTCTTCCGTATAGGCGGTGACGTCGAAGCTGGATCGGCCGGTATAGTTGCAGACGAAGGCCGAGGCGGCCGTGATGAGCTGGGACAGCAGGGCGTCGCTGGTCGTGACATTGGCCATGTCGGGCAGCCAGGCCTTGACGTCGGCCAGGGTGGTGAGATCGCCCATGGGGGGCTCCTTGGAAAGGGCGGTGGGCTGGAGGACCCCTCACCCTGCCCTCTCCCCGGAGGTGAGAGGGGTCGCGGAGAGAGGTGGGGGCCGGCGCGAACCCCTCGCCCCTCCGGGGAGAGGGCAGGGGCCCGCGCCACGAAGTGGCGTGGGAGGGTGAGGGGAACCGCCGAGGATCACCCCGCCGCGATGTTGGCGATCACGCCCATGGCGAAGGGCGCATAGACGGCCAGGACTTCTTCGCAGTACACGCCCTTTTGCCGCTGGCGCGTGGTGATGGGCCAGTCGATGGCGTAATAATCTTGCCGGCACTTGACCTCGGCGACGTTGGGCACTTCGCTGTTCTGGTATTGCGCGGGGAGATCCTCGCACCAGCCGATGATCACGCCGGGCGGCACGTTGGGATGGATCTTGATGGGGATCTTGACACCCCCGTCGAGCAGGAAGGGGTTGTAGTAGAAGGCGATCACGCCACCCGTCGTCAGCTGCATCCCGCCCTCGGGCTGCTGGAAATAGTGCAGCAGGGGACCCGACGCGCTGTTCAGGCACTTGGCGCTGATGTCGCGCAGCTGGCGGGCGTTGACGTAGAGCACAGTGGGCGAGACCTGCGCCGTCTCCCACATGGTCTCCAGCATGTCGTCGATCTCCAGCACCGAGCCCTGGCCCGAGGCGGTCAGCGTGGTTCCGATCCCCGCCGCCCCCGTCCCCAGCATCCGCACATATGCGTTGGAGCCGGCCTTGAAGGCCGTGGTCAGCAGGCCGTCGAAGGCGTTGAGGTTGGTGGAGCAGTCGGCGGTGATGGCGGTCGCCGCCTGCATGCCCGTGGCCAGCGGCGCGGAGAGCGTGGTGGAGTTGATGGCGGAGATCGCCTGCAGGGTCTCCGACCCCGCCGGCCCGACGAACCAGGCATAGCCGACCGCGCCCTGGATGGGCGCGACCGACGCCGCGAGCGTCTGGCCGAGCATCACGGCCTGGGTGGTGTTCAGCGACTTGTTGGACGAGCCGCCGTTGAGGACGAAGCTCTTGCCGTCGGCGCCGGCGATGGTGCGGGTGGTGGCGACGCCGCCAGCGAGGCTGGAATTCCTCACCCCCTCCAGCGTCAGCGCCACGACGATGACGGAATAGGTCGCGCCCGGCAGGGTCGCGCCGGTCCCGGCCGCGCTCAAAGACGGCGCCGAGGGCGCCCCCAGGGCGAGGGTGGCGTTGCCGGCGAGCAGGGCCATCTCCTCCTTCAGCATGGTCTTCTGCAGCAGGCGGATGGCCATGGAGGCTTGCACGTCCTCGAAGGTGCGCGCCGCATTGATGGCCTCGAAGGTGGCGGCGTCTTCCTCGCCGATGGTGGCGTAGGCCGCGGCGCGGCTGGTGGTGGAATAGCTCATCTGGCCGGCGCGCTGGCCCTCCGGCACCCAGCCCATGGCGTCGAAGCCCGAGCCGATCAGGCTGTTGACCTGCTTCCAGTTGGTGGCGGTGCCCAGGCCCCCTTGCACGCGCGGCAGGGTGTTGCGGATGGGGGTGACCACTGGATACAGGGCCTTGGACGGGGCCTGCAGGTCGTAGGCGACCAGGCCGGTGGCGGTGGTGATGGTCTTTTCCAGGGTGGCGGGGTCGGCCCCGGCGGCGGTCAGCACGGCGCGGGCGATGTCGGCGGAGGGGGCGGACAGCGCGTCGGCGACGCTCTTGCGCAGGTCTTCGGTGGGGTGGGGCATGGGAGGTCCTTTCAGGCGTGGTGAGGGGCTCCCCTCCCCCTCGATGGGGTAGGGGCTGGGGGTGAGGGTGACTGGCGCTGCGGGGTCCGACTGATCGGCGAGGACGGCGGGCTGCAGCCACCCCCATCCCCGGCCCTTCCCCCATCGAGGGGGAAGGGAGGCGTGCGGCGCTAGAGCGGGATCGGCCGGCTCAGCGCCGCCTTCATCAGGAGGTGCGCGCGTTCGGCGGGCGTCATGGCGTCGAGCGCCTTGGCGATCTGGTCGGGCGCCACGGCCGGGCCGTTGGCGTCTTCCTCCTTGCCGACCGCGCGCGCCAGGTGCGAGCCGGCGGTGCGGGGCGGCAGGGGCTGGCGTTGCAGGCGCTCGATCTCGGCCGCCTGATCCCGGCAGAGCTTGGTCAGGCGATCGGTTTCCGCAGCCGCCTTGGCCAGGGCGTCGGTCAGGTCCTCGGTCAGGTCGGCGAACTTGCGCAGGTCGTCGGCATCAGCGCGCTTGGCGGCGCCGGGCGGCCCGGCCGGATCGATCTTCGCCCGCCAGGCGGCGGCGATGCGAGCTTCGACCTGCGCCAGGGTGTCGGCGTCATAGGCGGCGGCGTGGTCGGGGTGGGTGACGGCGGCCCAGGCGGCGCGGATGCGCTCGGGCGTGTCGAGCGGGTACTTGGCGTTGGCGGGGTCGGCGAAGGTGGGGTCGGGCGCCTGGTCGTTTATGGTTTGTTCGTGAGCGGCGGGCATTTCCGCCTTCCACAGGTCGATCACCGCTTCCGGATTGCACGGCCGGTCGACCAGGCTGATTTCGTCCAGGCGGAGCCTGACGATCAGGGTGGGATCGTCGGGGTCGCGCGAGAGCACCTTGCCGCCGATGGACAGGCCCTTGTAGACGCCAGCCCTCACCTTGCTCACGGCGACCGGGTCGACGATGTGGGCGGATATGCGGGTCAGGCCGTCGGCGTCGACTTCCGCGGTGAGCGCGCTGCCTGCCGCGCGGGCCTCGTGCATTTCGCGGATAGCCCCGAAGGCGAGGTAGTCCGGAAGCGCGTCGCGCATGGCGTCGGGCGAGACGATCTCGCCGGCCGTGTCGCGGGCGCCGGACGAGGCGATGCCGAACACCTTCAGCGTGCCGTCGGCCTGGGGCTCGATCTTGGTGAGGTCGCCGTAGAGGATCATGGGAGGCTCCTTCTTCTCCCCTCCCCCTCATGGGGGAGGGGACGGGGGTGAGGGTGAACGGCGCTGCGGGTGGGGACTAGCCGGGGAGGTTAAGGGGCTGCAGCCACCCCCATCCCCGGCCCTTCCCCCATCGAGGGGGAAGGGAGGACGCTCGCGCCCGTGGCCGTGTAGATGCGCGCCACATCCCCGCCCGGCACGGGGCCAAGCCCCCGCCGGTCGCGGACCTCGTTGATCACGGCCGAGCCGTTCCTCAGGTTCAGGTCGTCGATCTGGGCGGCGGTCAGGGGGTCCACGTCGGCGGCGTCCTCCCAGCCCCATTCCAGGTCGGGGGCGCCGAATTCGGCCGTGATCAGCTCGTCGGCTATGCGCTTCCACCACAGCTTGCGCTGTTGCGGGCCTTCCGCCTCGGAGCGGTCCTGGTCAGTCTGGGCGGTGGCGCGGTTCATCTGCTTGATGAAGGGGCCGGGCGGGAGCGAAAAGGCGTAGCAGACGATGCGCGCCAACCATTCGTCAAAATCGTCCTTGAGCGGACTATCCTTGAACGGCTGGTATTTCGTCTCCGCCGGCACCCACTGCACCTTGGACTTGCCAGCCGCATCCCCTTGCAGCCGCGAGTCCCAGGCGTCCTGCATGGTGCGGATGGCGTCGGGGCCCCAGCCGGCGGGGACGTTGAGCAGGCCCGACGGCACATTGCTGTCGGTGAAATAGCCGAGCTGGGCGGTCTGGCGGCGCAGGATGGTGTTCAGCGTGACGATGATCTGCTCGACCGGGGAGAAGCCGTACAGATGGTTGGGGCGCGGATTGCGTGGGGCGTAGATCAGGTCGTCGGTGGTCAGGTCGGCCCAGACCATGCCGCGGATGATCTGCTGGAAGGCGGGGAGAGGCGTGGCCGGGCGGCGTCCCGTCTCGTCGACCAGCAGTTTGAGGGTGTCGCCGGGGACGACATCCAAGCCGATCAGCCGGCCT